TTTATTTGTCCAAGCGCGGCTAAAGCTACGACTTGCCCTAATGCGTCGCCCGCATACGCGTAGTTACTCACTTCTTTGTCGAGTGCTAGAAACTCTAATCGGAGGCCCGTATCTTGTGCGAGTGCCCTCGAAATTTGAGACACCGTAGCAAGGCCTGGTTGATTACGTGCGATAATTCCCGCTTTTAAAAAATTCCCTGTTAAACATTTTAAAGTCACTCCCACATCGGGGGGCTGCGTAACAGACGAATATACGATATTTCCACGGTAGATTACTGAAGTTCCGTAAGATTGACGCCCCGCCTCTAAAATAATGGCTTTAGGCGAAAAGTTCGCATTATATAAAGATGTTTCTGTTAGGATATAGTCTTGTGTGGCTTTGTCTAAGTTATAAATCGTTATTTCCGCTTCATTCTGTAGTGGATTTGCATATTTTACACCGGACGCAGCGATATATAAATTCTGATACTTTTTGATTTTACCATTGACTTCAATACTCAAAACCACTAAACGTTGATCTAACGACGTTTCTTTAGCAGGGGGAGAAGCTATCTCACTAGATGGTCGCGACATTAATTGCCTCAATTTCCGCTTGAGTGGCGAATATTAAATATTGGTCTACCCCAAATCGGTTCCAATCTGGATACTCATTATTTGCAGTCTGTAATATGAAATTACCGTTTTCCATGTATTGACTTACAATAATCGGGTAATTTGATATTAACCGCGTACCCGTCAACAAGGGGACATTATTGATGCCTATGTCTATCGACATTACCCCATTATCACAATCATGAAATCTTAAATCATATTGCGCATTATTGAGATATATTGAGATCGATTGATTTGGAAGGATTGATAAAGGTATGTTAAGCATCAAAACCCCACTATATTTTTATATGACGTTAGACCCGCTGAAGCGAAAGAAGCCACGGCTAATAAGGTTTGTTTAGTATTTGCGCTAATAAATCCTTGTTCTCCTTTTTCAACGGTTGTTGAATCTGAGGGTTTTACGGGGGTTATAGCTCCCGCTGGAATAACAAAAAGCGCTTGTCTTAAACTAAGATTTAATGATATCGCATCATATTGTTCTGGTGTTTCTTCGTGTGGCATCCCTGAAATTAGTTGATTTTCATAAATTCCGGTACGGGTTTGAATAACTAATAACGTACCGCTTAAATAATATGACCGGATGGCTTTATAGGTATCTTGATATGACGCGGGTAGAAGTATCAGGGATAGTTCTATTTCCACAGGGAGAATAACGCGGTGATCTGTTATTACGGCTCCGGTTTCTATTGGATGTTCCATCACTTTTGCTTGTTCTTTAACTGTCGCCCGTATGCCTCTAGCGTCAAGAAAAATTTGTGTGTAGTCTTGAGTAAATACCGCTACGGTATCAGTAGCAAAAGATGGTAAAAGTGTACTAATAATCGACATTAGACCACCACCGAATCATCAAAATTTGCATTACTTTGTTTTAATTGTTCACTTAAAGATAGGACTGTCTCATCGGCTACTTCTTTAGGATTAGTTGAGTTAGATGTTACATTGAGCGCTCCGATATGTAGGGTTCTCGATTGGGAGTTAGTCATAGGCGCAATTGACGGGGGTATTTGCTCCACATTATACGATTCTGGGACAATCACTTTTTCATTAGTGAAAGTATTTTTTGAGGCTTCTACTTTTTTTCCTTCATTTTCATTAGTGAAAGTATTTTTTGAGGCTTCTACTTTTTTTCCTTCATCTTCATTTTGACCGCCAAGCCACCAGGGTAAATTTTCTTTTTTGTTTACGTTGAATTTGTTTAAAGTCTCTACAAGATTAGTAAGCGTTTTTATAAATTCTACTAGCTCCGGTAATATTTCTTGCGCGAGGGCTCGATATAACGCATCAAAAGCGTTAGCTAATTCCCCCATGGATTTATTAAAAGCTTGAGCGACTTTGACGTCTTCTGCACTCACTAGACCTAGTTCTTTTTGTCTTGCTAGTTCTTTCAGAAAAACGTCACTACCCTGACCAATAAAAGCGGTAATTCCTGCCGATATCCCTAGTTCTTCCTGAGCATATCTTGGACCTTCTATTGGGCCTAATCGTTTAATCGCATCCCCAATTTCAGGTAAAAGTTCTACAACTCCTTGACCGGATGTATTAAAAAGTTTTTTAAGTGTCCTAACTGTGTTAGCGAATTCTTCAGGAGCCACACCGAAATTCTTAAGTGCTTTTCCCCAAGCGTCTAAAACTTCGGTACTTAAACCCAGTTCTTTCGAAACTAGAGCTAAATCACTTATGTTTGATATGGCGTTACTGAATCCTCCTACAACTGATCCCACACTGAAATAGGCAGCCGCGACCCCTGCTAAAGATTTTGCTAAGCCCACGAAGGCTATATCTGTTTTTTTAGTTTGTTCTTCTATGTTTTTAAAAACTTCGGAGGATTCACCCGTTTTCTTTTTAACGTCGTCGACTTCTTTTTTTAACTGAGTGGAGTCAGCTTTAAAAAGTAGGGTGAAGGTTTCGAAAACCGCCATTATTTACGCCCCTTTTTAGATGCGTCATGTATCGCCTTATTTTCGTTATATCGTGACACGGCTATAATCTCATACATGTTTTCGGCGTCTTCCCACGTGTAAATTGTTTGGAGCTCGTGCAACGTGGCGTATTTGTGCGCGATGATCGTACCAATGAGCGCATCAACATTCGGGAAAGGTAAAGGCTCAGTTTCTAATTCAGGACAAAGACGCGGTACTTTTAGCTTTGCCCTGGTTTGAAAAAACTACAATTGTACGTCATCATTTCCTTTTCTATTTCCGCCAACACTTCCCAATCACCCGCATGGTTGTTCACAAGTTCGCGTGTGGTCAGTTTTAGCAAGGCTCCACCATCAAGGTTAACGGCTACATAACACATCATTTTGAGCATCATGGCTTCGTTTAATTTGTAATCTCCGCCAGACATTCCTGAATGTGAATAGTTAGATACAATCTCACGACCTTCCACAGCGGGGAATTTATAAAGCGTGAACTTTTTGCCGCGTATTTCTTTTTCGATAGGATGCAACAACATTAACCCCCGATACGATTCTCATATGCGAATGAATAAGTTTTTGATTTCAAACGCGCACTACTTGCCACACTACTAGCGACGGGGCCATCCGTAATCGCGCCTTTTTGTAGTATGATAAAGTTACCCGCTGGATAGTTGACATTCATTGTAAGAACATCACGCGCCCCGATTTTCCCACGTCCTACCCGATTAGCTTCTAAAAGAATGGCAAGATTAATATCCGCAAAACTTCCAGGTATAACTGAAAGATTTATAATAATCGGATTGGGTTTTGACCAGATTAATAAATCGCCATTAAGACCCATGGCTTTATCCGCGATTTGTAAATTTGTCAAATCGGCGGGATCTGTATCATCTGCGAATTGGTCAATATATAAACCGACGGGGAAAGTCTTTGACGCTACGATATTAACCGATAGCCCAAATCCACTGATATTTGCCATAACAATTTATCCTTAAATTAATACGTGCGTACCTGAGACGAAGTTAATAACATCATCTTTGCTATAAACAAGTGTGTATTTAGCTTGGTATTCATTACCGACAACCACGATGACACAGTTTACCCAGTACCCGATGTCCTGCACCTGATGCCACGCATCCGGATCATTCGTCACGCTAGTAACATACATCTGCTGTGATGTGGTAAGTGTTTTATTTACGCTGATGGTACCGTTATTCAATGCCTGATTGATGACATTCTGAAGCGTCACAAGAATCATCGATTGACCTTGAAGATTAGCCGGTACTTGAGTCTGCGCTAATAAGAGCGTCATAACAGCGGTCAATGCCGCATCTTTTAACCAAATCTCATTGACATAAGTTGTCATGCTTAACGGACTTGTTGGGGTACCCATCATCACGCCCGTTTGATAAAAAGCAATTTGCACGCCCGCTTCTTGGGTTTGACCGTAGTAATTGATGTCAAGAGCGTCATACGCGTTAGCGTCTGAATCATCTGTCACACTTGGAGTTAATCCCGTGAAGGTTTGAAACATGTAATTCTGTACGCTATTCGGAGCTAGATAGTCCGTTGCAGCTTCGATCATCATTGGACACATTTCGGGGTATTGTAAAGGACTTAATACCGGACTAAGTGTTAAACAACAACCACCGATATCAGCTAACGCCGTTGACCAGGCACTAGCATTAGCCGCGATGACACCAACGGTATATAAATATAAGTTGTTTAGGGTCTGATTCCACGTGGCAGCCTCGGTAACTTGAGACAAATCTAAGTCAAGATTGGTAAGAAATGTAAACGATCCGAAATTGTTTGATATTTCGTTCGAAGTAGTTAAAGTTTGTGTAATCGTTTCCACAGATGAACCAGGAGCCCAAATCGCGCCTGGAGTTACACTGCCATTCGTGTTTATAGACGCAGGAAGCCATCCTAGCAATCCCGCGCCGGTGATATCGGTACCACCACCACCGACAGCCACCGAAATAACTGCGGCACCTGTGGCACCACCAACTAGATCAAATCCACCCGAGCCGGTATCAAAGGTAACAGTCGCTGCTGTCCACAGGGCACCGCCGCCGGATTGTGCTTGTATAGCCGTTTGAACGACTGACGCGACATCCGCATTAGAAGTTACTGCGCTAAAGTCCATTCCACTTAGGGTAAAAGTAAATGCGCCCATTGTGAGAATAAAAGA